ATGGAGATGTTACGACAAGCTGAACTAGCTCGGATAAGACAAACCGACATCAATAACATACCAGAAGCTCCTGATGATGCTACTCGTAGGTATGTATTCTTCAGAGGTGTCGGGAGTGTCCCGATACCTGTAGATGATGTTACAGCTGGAGATTGGGTATCAAGAGAGAGTTCTGTTACAATACCTGAATCTATAGCTCCACCTGAAGGTGCTCCTAAGAGGAGGATTAAGAAGACATGAAGATCTTATGGATATCAAAGAATGTTCCACTTGACTCTCAAGTTGAGGGACTTAAAAAGTGCTTTGGAGATGATGTGGAAATCCATCAAGATATAAATCCATTCTCCTCTGCTTATGACATCATCCACAGGTTCAAGAGTGGTCATTACGATGAGATGGTATTGATCGCTCCTCTCAGCGTTTGTCGTATAGTCACAGATATGGGCTACAAGCCACTATACTCTGAGATGGTACCTGGCACAAGAGAAGACCACGAGATAGCCGTTTCAGGATCTGGTGATCGAATTACAGGAAGGATGCGGTACTACAAGTTTGTCAAGTTTAAGAGGATTGAAAGGATTAGAATAGTTTTCTCAGAACTTTAGGCCCGCACACTTGACAAAAAGATTAGACTCATGTAGTATAATTAATATGAGGAGAAACGTTACAAGTATCATTCGCTACCAGAGGATTCTGGATCTACGTCAAGAAGGAAAGACGTTCCAGAAGATCGCTGATGATCTGAAGATCAGCCGTCAGCGAGTGCATCAAATTCACCAAAGGGCCATCAATAGAATTACGAAAACCCTTAACATGGGAAACCCTAGCCAGAGGCAAAGACGGGCCGCTTAGGTCCAATTAGGGCCCTTAACGGACCTGTTTTTGCCCGGTTGACATGTTAATTATTCGGTTGGCCAACTCCAGAACCATGCTCCATTACGACGGGTTTGGACGATCCCCAAGCTAGATTTAACCCGATTGAGATGGGATTTGGCTATTCCAGCAGCCCTTGCCTCGGCGTATAGAGCTTCTGTATCGACTTCTTGACTTTGTTGGAGAACCTGTCGAAGAAATTCAGTTGCCTCTTCCATTACGCGAGCTTCTGGAGTTGGCGCTTGATTTTTAGATAGTGGATTAAAATCTACTTCTCCTAGCCATCTAATGCTACTTGAGTGAATGACATTCTCACCCTTCCAAGTGTTTGTGGCTGTCTTAATCTTTCTAACCTGCTTTATCTCATATGCCATAGATGGTGGACGTCTAGCAAGGTTACCCTTCAACCAGAATAGTACATTGGTATCGTCAGGCAGCTTACTCACTGCAAGTACCGACCTTGCCGCACCCACGAATCCGATTGTCCCACCAACACGATAGAGTGTGGAAGCATCTTCTTTCTTGTTGAGGTGAGCAACAATAATGATAGCTGTTCCAGTTTCCTGAGCTATAGTTTCTAGTGGATGTAGAATTCTCCTGATGTCCTGATCCTTGTAAGTATCAACACCCTTCTCCACAAAGGCGTTGAGTGGGTCGATTACAAGAATCCTAGCACCCGTAGAAACTAGAGTGTCTCTCAAGAGAGTTAGATCTCTTGGGAAGCAAAGGTATCGAGACTCCTCATCTGCAGACTTGGCATCCCTAACCTCACGAATTATTCCTACACGCTTTAGATTAGCTCCACAAGCGATTAGTCTGGGAATGATAGTATCTTCAGGAGAATCTTCTGCCGAGGCAATTAGACTCGTCCCCGTGATACTGCGCTGTCCTGAGGGAAGATGAGTTCCTTTGCTTATACGCGCAATCAGATCTCCCACAAGTGTGGACTTCCCCATACCAGGATCTCCAGCTACTAGAGTTAGCTTACCTGCTGGGATGTAACCTGGCCAAACCCAGTGTACTCTCTCAGTCTCAACTTCATGTCCCATCGAGACGATGAGTCCTGTACCTGTGGGTTTGGATTTAGAGTTGGAGAAGTCAATATTGATCTTGGTAGGGTTAGAGTTAACGAAGGCCAGAGCTCGCTCAATGGTCCTTCTCATATAGTCTTCAGAATGCCCGTTCTTCCTGCTTATGGCATCCTGTCCCTTTGCTGAAGTTTTGAAGGTAGCGTAGGTATCAGCTGGACTCATTCCGCCTTGAAGCATCATTGTGATAACGGAAGAATCTTGCTTACTCTTATCTCCTCCTAAAGAATTGCCACCTACAATCTCTAGTAGGGTAGCAATTCTTGGAGGAACTTGTACTACTCTACCGCCTTCAAATGAACATTCCTCAGACTCAGAGGCTTCTTGGTACAGGCCGAGTTGCCTGAACTGCTCAATCCGATAAGACACTGGCTTGGATTCTCCGAGGCGGGTTGTACTTATGGTTATTGAAACCGGGAACCCGCAGAATCCTAGAGGCATCTATAGACATTAGATCGCCCTTGAACTTACCCGCTAGTGCCCTATTCACTGCCTCGATTTCTCTCCACCGACCATTTTGAATAAATATCGGTGATTCGAGTAACCAGTAGCAATGAAATCCTCCACCAGACTTCACAATGATGTCTGGACATACCTTTCCAAACTGTGGTAGTTCCTTCGTTTTATCAAAGTCCACCCACACCGTCTTGGTGCGATAGCAATCAGCCTTCTTGCCTTTATCATAATGGCGAGTGCTGACTCCAAAGTAGATCTCCCATCCAGGACCGAAAGCTTCTGCTTCTCTCATAAAGTCCTGGATGGATTTGACAAACCGACGCTTGATGGTCTTGTCCTCTCGTCTTATGGCTCTAAGTTCTAGAGTTTCATTTCGAAGTAGAGGATTGGGCCAAACTCTCGATAGGAATTCTTGCGTGGTGATGTCCTTCATGTTTAATAATTCATCATAACATGGGGCGAAACTTTTGTCAAGGGCCGTAATAGTCTCGGAAGAAATAAGCCTTTTATAATGAACAACTTATAACTTTCACAGTAAACTTACCCTTGACAATGAAAACACCACATGATATACTTTATGCATGATACAAAAAGTTATGCTATCTGCTAAGTTCGATCCTGACCAGACAGTACAAGAACAGCAGATGAAACAGATCCGATTCCCAGTTCTTGCTTCCCCCAAGATCGACGGCATACGCTGTCATATATATGACGCGACTGCGCTGAGCAGGAAGAACAAGTTAATTCCTAATCATCATGTGCAGGAAGTCCTTGGACTCGGACACCTCAACGGACTCGACGGAGAAATAACCGTCGGTGACCCAACTTCTCCCACAGTCTTCCATGACACCCAGAGCGCTGTGATGTCTCATGGCGGTTCACCCGATGTTCACTACCATGTGTTTGATAGGACTGAGAGCAATGCCGGATTCATGTTCCGTCTGTCCGGTGTAAAAGAACGGATAAAGCTCATCGGCAATCCCTCAATTACTGTAGTGCCTCATCAGTATGTGGAGTCCTTGAAAGAGCTACTGGACTTTGAGTCGGAGATGCTTACCAAAGGTTGGGAAGGAATTATGATCCGTGACCCGGATGGGCCATACAAGCAAGGCAGGTCTACTTTCAATGAAGGCTATCTTATCAAGATTAAGAGATTTGAAGATTCAGAGGCCGAGATTCTTGGATGTTACGAGCAGGAAACCAACACAAATGAGGCTACCATAAATGAAGTTGGTCGAAGTAAGCGCAGTTCTCACAAGGAAGGTAAGGTACCTAATGGTCATCTCGGTGGTTTTTACGTTCGAGATCTTACTACTGGCGTTGAGTTTGATGTTGGTACTATGCTTGGCATCACTAAGGAGCAGCGGAGAAATATGTGGATTAACTTTTGCTCCGAACCGTCGGGATATATTGGACAGACGATCAAGTATAAGTTCCAACCAATCGGAGTAAAGGATAAACCAAGAACTCCGATCCTTCTCGGATTTCGTAGTTCAATTGACATGTAAAAGGAGATAACATGGAAGTTCCTACTGAGATGCAATTCGATCAGGCCATTTCAGAACTGCAAATGAGTTCTGAACTCAACCATAAACATGGCAATAATCAAGAAGGTGAGTGTGATACTTGCCATTTCTGCCATGAGATTGACAGACGCGGAAGAGAAGCCAACAACCCTACTGTCATTGATAAGCTGATGTTCACAGTGATTCAAGACAACCAAACTCTGATAGCTTCCATTGCTGATCCCAGTGTTATGGAAGATCTTCTGATGCTGGTCCGTATGGGCTTTCTCGTTGGATACAAGATTCAACTCAGCGAGAATACCGTCAGTGAGCTTGAACGGATGGTAAGTCTAGAAAGCTCAGAGGGTCTCTAAGCCTTGTCCTATCACTACGTCCAACAGCCTAGACCGGAACAGCTTGCCGCGATGAAGAAAATTCGTCGAGTCAAGAATGTTCTAGTTGCCGGTGACATGGGCGTAGGAAAGACAAAAATAGCTGTGGACTTCATTGCCAATATGATCTGGCATGGCAAACTATCTAGAGCCTTGGTGGTAGCTCCTCTAGAAGCTATTGGTGTCTGGGAGCAACAACTCTCAGATAACTGTCCCTTTGTGAACTACTCCCTCTATATCAAAGATGAGAGAGTTTGCTGGGATGCCCAGGTGGTCATAGTCAACTATGACTACATTTGCCCACGTAGGAAGAAAAAGAAGCCTACAGAAAGGCAGTTGCGAAATGCATCATTAACAGGTAAGAAGATAAGACTTAAGAAATTCATTGATAAGAAGATACTTGAGAGTATTGTAGCATGGTCCCCGGAGTGTGTTGTGATCGATGAGGGTCACAAGATAAAGAGGCCTACAGCTCGTAGGTCAAAGGCCATCCATGCCCTAGGTCCGATTGCAGAATACACCATCGACCTGACTGGTACACCAACCGGGAACAAGAAAGTGATGGACTTGTGGAGTCAATTTAGGTTCATCAAGAGGGATTTGTTATGTGATGAATTCTCTGAGTTTAAACAACGGTATGGTGTATGGACTGGGTTCGGTAACTTCAAGTTCGTAAGACCTCGTAACTTGAGAGAACTTTCTCGAATCATAGCTCCATACACCATCCGAATTAAGAAGACTGGCCTGCCCGAAAAAATCCCCATACCCTACCCAGTAATAATGCCTCCTCATGCTAAGTCCATTTATAAGCAAATGGAAGAGGAGTTTGTAGCCTACGTAGATGGTCAGAATGTTATAGCCTCAATTGTACTCACTAAGATGATGAAACTTTCACAAATTGCCGGTGGGTTCATCAAGAATGAGAAGAAGGAAGATTTACCAATCCACACTGCTAAAATTATGGCATTGAGGAACATCCTTGATGAGCTATCCGAGAATGGTACCAACCGGGTAGTTATCTTCGCTCGTTTTTTATGGGAGATAGAAGAAATAAAGAAAGCTCTCTCCGAACAGGGATGGAACAATATCTATCGAGTAAAAGGCAGAGTTCCTAAAGATGCCATGGATAGATTCAATTCTGAAGAAGGTGGGGCGATGGTATGTCAAACAGCTTCAGGATCCGGTTCCAATAACTTTCAAGCTGCAAATTATGTAATCTTTTACTCAACCGACTATTCACTCATTAACTTCCAACAAGCCATGGATAGAATCCACAGGATTGGTCAAACCAAAATCTGCTTCTATTACTTCCTGCAATCTAGAGGAACGATAGACAAGAGGATTTATAGACTTCTCATGGAGAATAAGGAAGTAGCTGAGGAAATACTGTCACTCATGGAGGAGATTCGTGCTGATCATCGAGGGGCCTGATGGTTCCGGTAAATCAACGCTCTGTAATATGCTTCTGTCTACTGGGACAGTATCTTCAGTTAAGCCATCACCAAGAATCACTGCCAAGGGTGATGTAGATCGAATGAAGTATGAGACTGACCGATACATTCGACTCTATGGCGAAGATAACAAGGTAGCCGTAGATAGATTTCTATTCTCAGAGATGGCCTACGGTAAAGTTCTTCGTGGTAAATCAGCCTTCTCAAAAGCTGAGTACATGCATAAGCTGATAGAACTCATGCTCAAAGGCAGTGTGGTGATCTTTTGTCTTCCTGATACTCTGATCTATAAACTAGACGAATCCCCAGTAGTTAAGGAGAAGATGTCCCAAATCCGAAACATGTACGACAACCTGGTAAATGACCAGGCCCTCACCTCGGCTAGGACCTATATCTATAAATGGAATGAGCCTGAGGCTTTCGATAACCTACTACTATTCCTGCTGAGGTGGAAATGAAAACTCCCGAACAGATGGTGCTGGAATTCCACAACAAGTATGGACATCTGGTGAAAGAATATCCCACCGTAGATGTTCCTGACAATGTGAAAGATTTACGAGCAAAACTGATTGAGGAAGAATGGTCCGAATTGAGCAGCGGACTAGAACAGGATGATCTAGTGGAGATAGCCGACGGGATTGCAGATCTAATCTATGTATTGGTTGGGACTGCCATCTCTTACGGAATACCTATAGATCGAGTATTCCAGGAAGTCCATAACTCCAACATGACCAAAACAGCTTCAAAAGCTTACGAAGGTCAGAAATATGGAGAAGTGAATCCTAAAGGCCCAGATTTCAGACGTCCACAGATTTGGGACATACTGTTCCGTCCGGCTATTCAAACCACCCTTGAAATGGAGAATCCAGTTGATTGAGAGAAAGTTCCCAAACCTTCTAGCTACTTATCGAGGAGTAACCGAAGAACTAGCATACTCTAAAGAACTTAAACCCCTCAAGTGGGGAGTATGCATCGGCTACAACGGTATGCTCTCTGTGGAGATTGACGACCTACTCCACGATGAGAACATGACTCTCGGTATGGCAAGCTATACCAAATCACGATGGACACGGTTTCTACGGAGGTATTTACGTGAAGACTTTCCGGGATGGATTGATGAATCTATCGCTAAGCTACAACGGTACCCCTCTCGGCCCTTTGTGGCAAGTTATTCTGTCAATCTCAATACGGGCCATAATTATGGTGGCTGTTTGGCATCTCTTCAGATCCGAATTTGTCCTCAGCCAGAAGTTATTCTGGTTAGCCGCGCTTGCCATCTTGACAAGGTTGGATTTCTCGATCTTTCGCTCATGAATGTGGTAGCTCGGCGTATGGGCTTTGAAGCAGTCCGTGGATCCTGGGTTGCCTCGAATTGCTATATCTCAGCTATCAGCCAGATCTTTTACTTGAAGATGTTCGATATGCCCACAGATGGACACAGGCTTCAGCGCACCATGAAACGCCTCACAGATGTGGACTATGAGGACATCAAGTTTGGGCCTCTCAAGAGGGGACGTAAGAGGATGATGGCCCTTGATGAATTTGGACACATTCCTAACAGCATTCTTGTTAAGAACCTGTCTATTGAGCCAGGTAAGTTCACTGAGAAACTTCCCGTGAGGACTGACTTAATGATCAGCCCAGAGGATGTAGAAGACTTCCTTGAAGAAAATGGACTAGATTAAGGAGGTAGGAATATCAACGGTGGAAAAATAGATTGGGTTGGATTACTCTTTCCAACTCACAGATTAACCAAGAAAGTAACCGAGCTAATAGGAGAAGTAAAAAAGATGTCAAGCGCCATCGATTCTTTGACCAAGGCAGTAAGCGACTTGTCGGATGCAGTTAAGACCGAGACCGACAACACAACGGCAGCAACAGCGGCCATTGCCGAAGCAGTAAAAGAACTCTCTGCTAGCAGCGATCCAGCAGTTCAGGCAGCGGCAGATGCCATCGAAGCACAGGTTGCTTTGATTCAGACGGCAAACACCAACATTGCAACGGCTACAGCCTCACTTCCAACTCCTCCACCGCCGGCAGCATAATCTACCTATAGGGGCTACATACCTCTGTAGCCCCTATAATAGAAAGGTAAGTTTTGACTAGTTTCTCACAAGCAATCTTTGAAGCTACCTCTGCCTTGAGGGATGCCCCATTGGTCAAATCCGGGTATTGGCAAGGTGTAGATACTACAAAACACCCGGAGATGGCTACTCATGAGCTTTTGAATTACAGCTTAAGGGTTGAACCATCAATTCTTACCCTCCCACAACTAGCAGATGTTATCAAGCCTGACCTGCCTTGGGCTGATGATCACTTTTCTGAACGAGTTGGAAGAAGGCCACTTAACCCACCTCCTAGCGAGAGTTGGTGGCCTCATTCACCCAAAGGAAATGACAGGTTTAAGAATAAAGAGGGTATTTTCAGTCATTCCTATCCCGAGAGGTATTGGCCGAAGTATGCTAATTATTCTTTAGACGTCCATCAGGGCATTAGGTTTCCGTATGGCGATTTAGATGACCTCGTCTCACTGCTTGCTATGGACCCGTTAACTCGGCAAGCCTACCTTCCTGTGTGGTTTCCAGAAGATTTGGGAGCTCCAATCAGCCAGCGCAAGCCTTGCACTCTTGGATATCACTTCATCATCAGAGATGACAAACTCCACATCGTGTACTATATCAGAAGTTGTGATTTTGTTCGTCATTTCAGGAATGATATCTATATGACGGTAAAGCTTCAACACTGGGTAATGGATGAACTTTTAGATCGTCCAGCTTTTGGTCTCTTAACACCTGGCAGCTTTACCATGCACATCACGAGTTTGCACCTCTTCAGAAATGACTACTATACACTGTTTCCAGAAAGGATCCCATGAGAATCTCTCGTAGAGAAATAATGCTTGAGGTCTCAAAAGCTATCGGAAAGCGTGGTACCTGCTTAAGAGCCAAAGTAGGATGTGTTATCGAGAAGGGAGGGCGTATCCTATCCACAGGTTACAACGGGTCTTCTCCGGGAGACCCTCACTGTGAGGATGTAGGCTGCGAGATGGTGGATGGTCACTGTATCAGGACTGTACATGCAGAAGCCAACGCTATCTGCTTTGCTGCCAAGCATGGTATCTCGGTTGAAGGGGCTACGCTCTATGTCACCGGTCGAGAAGTCTGCCATCGGTGTATGAAGCTGGCTAAAGCTGCAGGAATCACTGAAATAATTGCAGAAGAGGGTTAAGTGGCAAGAGTTTACTCGATGCTTCCTACGCACTTTGACGAATCCCTTCCTGTGGAAGTGGACATCGAGACCAATGGGCTGGACCCATTTAGGTCTAATGCTAGGATCTGGTGTTTCTCTGTAGCACAGACTACTGAGGATATCTACTGGATTAAAGTTCGTCATTCCCATCTGGCACAGTACCAGGACTTCTTCCGTAAGTACAAGATCATCTCCCGCAGAGGTACTTTTGAGCTTACCTATATCACCACAATCTTTGGTGTAAAGCCTCGACTCTACTTTGATACTAAAGTAGGTGCATTTCTCATCGACGAGAATGATGAAACTGGACTCAAGTATGAGGCTATGGCTCATCTTGGAGTTGATGCTTGGAGTGATGTAGATGACTTTGCTCATGTAGTTGATTGGGATAGGATGAAGAGATATAACTCTCGAGATGTATTATACGACTTTAGGTTGTATAAGGAAAGACACCTCCCATTCCTGAAGAGTAATCCTAAGGTTGCTAGACTGGCCAAATACATCCTAATGCCGGCTATTGAAACATTCTCCGATGTTATCTGCAATGGATTCCATATCAACATGGACCTGGCCATTGAGAGAATTGATCAATGCGATGAGAAGCTTAAAGAATTTAATGGCAAGATAGATGAGATTGCTGGAAGGCATGTCAACCCTGCCTCACCAAAGCAGATGAACAAGCTTTACTACGAAGATCTAGGACTCAAATGTCCAGTCAAGACCAAGGGGAAGGGTAACAACAGTACAGCAGAAGCTGCTCTAATCAGACTCATTGGAAAACACCCAGTAGTTGAGCCAACACTGGAATGGCGTAAGTGGAAGAAGTGGAAATCTACTTATCTGATACCGTGGACTACGAAAGGACCGGTGCTTCATGCAAACTATGGCTTTACTGACACTGATACTGGCCGTCTTAACTCAACTATGGTTAAGAACAAACGGGGCGAAAAAAAGCTTGGAGCAACTCTCCATCAGTGTCCAAGAGATCACTTTATTCGTAATCTTATTACAGCTCGTGATCCTGATTCGGTTATTGTGGCTGCTGACCTCTCACAAGTTGAATTAAGGCTTGTAGCTCATGCAGCTAATGAACCGACCATGATCCGAATCTTTAATCAAGGTTTGGATATTCACCTTGCTACAGCACAGACCCTAACAACTGGGAATGTTGATAAAGAAACTAGAAAGAAAGCTAAAGCTGTAAACTTTGGGTTCGTGTATGGGATGTGGGCCAAGAAATTCGTAGCTTATGCTAAAGAAAAGTTTGGACTTAACTTAAGGCAGGATGAGGGGGAGACATACCGTGAAGCTTTTTTTGATAAGTATTCTGGATTACTCCTATGGCACTCTCGAGTTGAGCATTTCGTCGCACAAAACGGTTGGATCGATTCTGTTTTTGGGCGCCGTAGGCACCTTCCTGGTGCTCAGTATGGCTCTGCTCTTGAGGAATGGAGAAGAAGGGAAGCTGTTAGACAAGGTATTAACTCTCCTATTCAGTCTGCTGGGTCTGATCTTAATCTATTTATTTCTAACCTCATCACCTCAAGACATCTCAAATGGGATTTCAAAATCGACCCATCTAAAGCTTTTATGGTAGGATCAGCACATGACTCTCAGATCTTTGAAGTTAAACGTGATTACGTTCCCACACTGAGAGCTGGTATCAAATACACGTTGGATAATATTCAAGGCGCAGTTGATAGACATTTCGGGTTCCAATTCAGAGTTCCGATTTTGATGGATGTAACTGCTTATGAAGATTGTTGGGAAGGTGAGGAAATAGCATGAAGGTCAGCGGGGTCAGTTTTTCATCCGACCGTAAACTTGCCAGATGCGAGATGCAGTATCACTATAACTACGAGGAGAAACTGCGTCTCAAGAGAAAGAAGATCGGACTATTTCGAGGAGAACTTGGACATCTCCTTGTTGAGGCCCACTACACACGTCCAGGACCAGGCTGGAGAGCCAAGTATGATTCACTCTGGGAAGAGCGGTGGAATCCTCTTTTTGAAGAAGAAAAAGCTGACTACGGGCTGGACTTCATGGATACTCTGTATGAGCTTATGGAACACTATGAAGCTCATTGGGCTGAGGATGATAAGAACTGGTCTGTCGTAAGTCTTGAGAAAGACTATGAGATCATGACTAAGCTCGGATTCCCAATCCGCTGGAAAGCTGACCTTATTGTGGAGGATTCACGACGTGTCTCCACAGCTAGACGTATTAAAGGTCACGAACTCAAGCGTCGGATCCTTGTAGAACACAAATTTAAGAAGGCTATACCCGACTCTGATGAAAGAATTCTGCAACCACAGGTTCATGCCTACGCTTTCCTGCTTGGGAAGAAAGGCTTTCCTGTTGACTCAATCCTGTGGGATTATATCAGAACTGAGCCAGTTCCTAGACCAAAGATCAACAAAGATGGCAGTCTTTCTGTAAGGCAGATCAATACAGATCAGAGGGGCTATCTTAAATCTCTCAAAGAGGCCGGAATTGAGTATACCACTCCAGATGAGCTTGACTGGCTTGAGAAGAAACTTCAAAGTCTTCCGGTTACTATGGCACTTGAGCGGGTTCCCAATAGTGTCAATCTGAAGATGGGTGAGCAATTCGTTAAAGATTGGATTGAACGAGCCCGTCGAGCAAAGGAGATTACACGTCCTTTGAGAAGCTGGAATCGCAACTGTAAATTCGACTGTGACTTCTATAAGCTTTGTCAGGTCGATATGAGAGGAGATACCGAACGTGACCTGGTTATCCTCCGTGATTATGAGAAAAGGCCACCAAGAGAAACGGAGGAGTTGAAATGATTCTCTGCCAGGAAATTATCTGGACGTATTCGGATAAGGCAAACACCTATTGTATGCGAGAATGTGGACACAAGGGGAAGCATAACATCAAGAATGAGGAACCGAAAGAAGAAGTCAAACCGGCGTCTCAACCCTTGACAAATGAAGTGCACTGATTTACCATAAGAATATGAGGTAATCATGTCCGAGGTATTGCAGTTCTCTGATCCCGAGGTCTACAGCAAAGATAATCCAATTCATCTAGCAGTTTATGCTAGAAATGGAGTTGGAAAGACCACCTTTGCTGGAGATCCAGAACGTACCGGCCTAAGGACTGTCCTGCTGGACTGTAGCGATGCCGGTGCTATCACACTTCGTAAGGTGAAGAAAGACCTGAAGATCATTCGCATCAGATCAATTCTCCACTACCTTGACGCTGTTGAAGATGTAGTACGACGGGCTGATGAGTATGACCTGCTAGTTCCCGACACTCTCAGCGGCCTACAATCTCTCGCATTGAAGGAGGTTAAGGGTAAGAGGAAGTTCGAGATGAATCAACGACTTTGGGGACTTGTTGGATCTAGAGTCATTGAGTGCATCGCGGAAACCAGAAACTTTCCAAAAGATGTGATATACCTAGTTCAGGAAAAGAAATCCTCTGGGACTGAAGATGAGGCTGACGAGATCAGCACAGCTCTCACACCCAGTATTCGTGGATATCTATCTAGTTGCGTAGATTGGGTAGGTAGAATGAATATAGAAGAAGCTGACAATGATAAAGGTGAATCAGTCATTGTTCGGTTTCTAGACTTCCGAATCTCTGAGTCGATGGAAGCAAAAGATCGAGCTTCTATCTTTCCAAAACGAATCAAGAATCCAAACTACCGAGCCATTCGGAAACGGATTATTGAACAACTTCACGAAGAACCAAAGGAGAGCAGCTAATGGCACGTGCGATCAGTATTGACTTCACCGGAGTAGAAGTCGGAATGACCTCAGTAAAAGTTCCTGAGGGTGACTACGGCTTCAAGATTACTAAGGTGACTCAGAAGAAATCAGATGCCGGAAATCAGTGCTTGGTTTTTGGCCTCAAAGCCATCAAAGGACCTGTCGGTGGCATTGGGAAAACGATCCCCCACAACTGCACACTGACGGCGAAGTCACTGTGGAATCTTCGCAATTTGCTGGAAGCCACAGGTAAGCAGGTGCCGTCCAAGGCTGTCAAGATTGATCTTGATAAGTTGGTCGGATTGACTCTTGCCGGCACCGTCATTGATGATGAGTATGACGGTAAACCTAAGTCCACAGTTTCAGCATTCTTCCCGCTTGCTGACCTTACTCCTGAGGAGGAGAAACCAGCTGAAGATACAGAAGAAGGTGGAGATGAAGATGCCACCGAAACCGAGGAAGGCGGAGAATCCGACGAGGAGCTTTTCGAGTAATGAAGGAAGAAGCCACAATCGTTAAGCAGATTATGGAAGGCCTCAGGAAGAAATATCCTGGGGCCTATCTACGTAAGATACATGGCAACCAGTTCCAACATGCCGGGATTCCTGACATCATCGGATGCATAGAGGGTGTATTTGTAGGGATTGAGGTAAAGACTGAGAGTGGAAGACTTTCTAAAATTCAAGAACTTGAAGGCCTAGACATTCTAAATGCAGAGGGGATCCATATGGTCGTAACTAATCCAGAAGATGCAATCTCGGCTGTAAAAACAGGCCTAGTTCAATATTGGACCCGCAAATGCCTAGGTTAACATAAAATATGTCATGACATGGTATTATAGACCATGCCATCAAAATTCAACCTAGGTACCTTGAGATTTGCCCAATATAACCTAATTTTCTCAATTTGCCCTTCATGTACTGAAAATTGCATGAGGGGCAAGTTCTTATATTATAGGAGCCTATCATGCCTCTTTACAGGCGCCAAATTCACATATCATGATCTATACATACGACAATGCCTCCAGTGGATCCCCATTCACTGAAGGCATTGTCTCCGGCCATTGATAGAGAAGCCCAGTCCCTCCCGCGATGGACTGTCCCGGTTATTCTGTGGGCCTCGTCCTATTCCCGGGTATCAAACTTTAGAACCCTACTTGAGTTAGAAGCTTGAGTCCGCCGTCATACTGAACTGAGGCCACTGTTCTGCTTTCACCGTAGTGTGCTGAGAGCATCTCAATGGACTGATCTCTATTCAGGTATGGCTGGACCATTGAAAGCTTTACCGCAGCAGATGTGGCAGCCACCGTGTTTCCTTTAATTCCAGCGATGAGACCAAGGATAGTATTGATCACTGTGGCCACAGCATTGATGTCCAGAAGAGCTGTAGCCTGACTCTGTGGATTGACTATTCGAGCTGCAGTAAGAAGTCCCTGGGTGACTTGCTGCTGGAAGGAAATCACCGCTGCCTGAAGTTGCTGAAGTATTGTGGCATTAGGGTTGTCGAGGTATGCCTGAGCTTGATTCTGAACTAGCTTTGCTGCGGCATCAAACCCAGTGATAGCCAAAGCCAGAATGGGAGCTGAAGCTGGATCTAGAATAACAGCAGCACCTCCCACAGTATTAACGGCTGAGACTAGTGCTGGAGTCCAATCCACAATGTTCCGTGCAACTTGCTGTCCTGAGCATCCCATCTCTGGAATTGTGAACCCGAGAAGAATGGCAATGAGAGCCCATGCGCCCAGCTTTGTGGTATTGGTCACTGTTTGGGTTTGAGTGATTACTGCTTCAGGTAATGGAGACTGCTTGAGCAGTGTGAGAACCGGAATCAGCATACCGATCAAACCAAGTTTACCAAGGTGAATCCAACCCTCATGTGAGAAGTTGAATGTATCCGGCATGGCTAGAGCTCCAAGAAGAGCACTAGAACCTCCGCCAATAGCGGCAGCCGCAAGTGAGTGAAACCATACCTTCCAATTCATCTAACTCTCCTATCAATTTTAGATTCCATACTTACACTGTACATATGATGCAAATCCAGTTGTTGAAATTCCATTAAAGAAGCTCACTTCGGCAATTTGTCCACCAAAACCGCCATCTCCGTTATTCTGAAAACCTATTGTTTGTACAGGCCACCCAAAACCCTGTAGATTGGTGCCAGTGCCATCGGATACACAAGATCCACTTGCACAGTGGAGAATTGACCAGACTCCAGTAGGCTGGTTGAATTGTAGCACCATTGCATACCATGTGGAAGTGGCAAAAGTACCCGTACTCGTACCGATAATGATAGTGCTAGCTTTGTTAAACCCAGATGTAGCATTGGGTGAAACATACCACTCAAGGTTGCTTCCTGTGGGATTGGCTCCAATCATATTGCCACCACCAGAGGATGCCGACATCTTCATAACAACTAGAAAAGTTTGAGCAAAGTTTCCATTAGTGGCTGACCCATAAAGCTCCTGTCCACCAATCTGAGTCTGTGCAGCTTGAGTGAATGTACCCACTGCTAGACCATTAAGGGCTGCCGGGGTGTAAAGTGGGCGTTGAGCGCTAGTAGCTTGAACGAGTGGTCTGCCAGTGATGGAACCAGTACTGGAGATTGAATCTATTCCATCAGTACCAACAGTACAAGCTCCACCACCATTACATGTGTTTGTGGAGTTCCAGAAAGTGTATTGTGTGGTAAATGCTGGTGTAGTACACGTAGAGGCAACCGAACGGTGGCCGCCTACGCTGGTAACCTGACCATTAGCCACCAGCAGAGGAAGAGCTGACAGCAGTGTTATGAGTCTGATCATATTAGTATGTCCCTGTTACAACCCATGTTGTTTGTTTACTGACGGTATCTGATACGAAGGTAAACTTAATGTAGTCTCCGTTCGTTAGCAGTATATTAGCCGATTGGATTCCTGGAGCCAATGCAGTAGTACAGGTCACCGGACCAGTCAGGAGAGCTCCGAGTGTGTTACCCGCCGCATTCATGGATGATGTTCCGTTGTTGTCGGTGTAGCAGCTTAGACCAGTGATTGTAACGGTCACACCTGTTTTATTCCAACAAGTGGACTGTAGATAGGTTCCTGCTGCAATCGCATTTAGCCCATCACCAATACCTTGTTGACAGACCCATTGTTTGTATTGGGAGGCTGTACCGAAGTTAGCAGTACTCTGACCGAAACACACGGCCCCAAAAAGAAGGAATACAACTAAACTCCTCACTATAGTTTTCATCAAGATCTCCTTGTTATCTTCACAGTGGCATTAACTGAGTTTGCATTCTGCGTTTTGCAGAATATGGCAATGAAGGTTCCAGTAAATGGAGACAGATCCAAACGAGCTCCGTTGTTAGCATCTACAGCGCTAATGGCCCCAGAAACTGGAACTTGTCGGTAATTGGTTGAAACATCTGTATCAGCTTCATAGACGTCAAATTCGAAGGCCCCAGGAGCTCCAGCAAACAGGACTTCTATGTTAACTGATGGCGGATCAACATTGTTTGGAGCGATGGCAAATTGCTGTGAAAGTGTGCCAGAAGCAGGTTTTTCTGCATTGAAAGCAAGAACCTGGTCTCCTGGATACAACGCTGTGATGCTACCTGTTGTCTGGTATGCTGGCATGGACTACTCCTTATTTGTAGGGTCTTCTTTTGTCCTGGGCAGCCCGTTCACGCATTTCCTGGGCTACCCCACGAGTGTCGATGAGATCTTCTCTCCTCTTTTCTCGTAGATCATTGATGTTCGGTTCTGGGGAATCAATCAGATTTTTAATTAGGTTGGTATCCACAGGCATCTTCCATCCATTGTCTCTGGCGATTCTCATAATATCTGCTGGACTGGAATTGCGGATGTGGTTATTGAGGATGTCATTCTCCTCAAGATACTCAAGAGCATCCTGAACATCTCTACTTCCTGGGGCATGTTCACCAGGTAAAGCAGGACCCTTTCCACCATACTTATCACTGAACTTTTTGGACTCTTCATCGAGAGAACCTAAATCTACATCCATATTAACAATAGCTCCAGGCTTTTGGTAATCGGTATTGGGATCCCATTCTAATTCTTTAGCAGCTTCAATTATGTCGATGGGGTTTTTAGGATTTAATCCACCTTGTTCCATCAGCTCTTCATAATCTCCCATCTGATTTCTTAGGAAGAATTTAGCTGAATCTACATTCTTGGGATCTTTAGCAAGATTGCGAGAATCCGAGTCGTCTATAGGAGGCTTAGAATCAGCATTCTCTATCTGACGGTTCACGATGTCAGAGATGTTCTTGTTGTTCTGATTCTTGATGATGTCCTTGGCATCCTGTGGTGGTTTAGGAAGTTTAAATCCTAATTTTTCGGCTGTTTTAAGGATGTCATCTGGAGCCATGTTATTGGCTTCTTCCCATCTGAGGTGGCCATTATCCACAAGCCAGTGTGAGGCATCATCGGCAGTTTCAGACCAATTGATGAGGTCTTTGGGCATATGTCCAGATGGGTCACCTTTACTCAAATCTTTTAGATAATCTTCATCCGATTTGGGTTTTTCAGAGAGATCAGCAGTTCCCTTTTCAAGAACTGCCTTATAAACGTCCGGCGGGAGCTCATAGATCCTCAGATAGCCGTCAGGTCCTAGGATAGCAAGCTCATTATTATCATTAAATCCCAGTACAGAACCAGGAACAGCCCTAGCATCTTTCTTAAAAGTGAATCCATTTTTTTCAATCTCAGATCTAACGCTATCTAAGAATTGTTGTTCATCTCCGCTGGCTTGGTCACCTTTGGGCATATTCAAATCCTCTGCAGCTTTGTTAGGTCCTCTCATTCCCTCCTCTTCCTCAGGAGTTCCGAGACCATCCTCAGCCCTGTTTCTGACATAATCATCGTCAGGGCCTTCAATCATACCGGAGGTTCCTTTCAAAGAAGATCTACCGGGTTCAGGAGGCATGTGAATCAGTTCACCATGAGTCTTCGCCATAGTGTCGAGAACATCTCCACGATAGAGGTCATTGAGTTCATCTGCGCTGAACTTAGGATCAGGTTCATAGTTACCGGAGAATGGATTGACGAAGTTAGCGGTGTTCTTCGGAGGCTTCACGCTTGCACTTGCTCCTTCTTGCGGTTCAAACTCAGGCTCTCCTCCCCACGGTGTCTGTGCCCATGGGAGGAGTTCATTCTCATGTAGATCTGGATTGTAGCGCTGTCCAGTTGTTTTACTTACTCCTGGCTTGTTGTTCTTGTAAAACTGCTTTCGCTCAAGATCATCAGCAGCTGCTTGACCTTTATCAAGATCTTCACGTGCAGCTTCCTGAATACCCTTAGTTTCAAGAGTGTCTTCAGGAGTACTCACCCGACCGGAAGGAATATCACCCATGTGGATAACGTTGGTATCGATATGCTCAAAGGGATTACCCCCAAAATGGGGATCCACTCTCATCTGAGACCCTTTAGGTAAATCTACTTTATAAGGCTTTTCTCCACCCCAATACCCACCGGGGACCCTATCCCTTACCTCTTCAGCATCAGGATTATCACCTAAGAATACTCCCTTGAATGTGTCAGGATGTTCTTCTGGATGATTCGCTCTGACTTCCGGAGAAACTCTAGCTTCTATTCCAGTGTTAATTAGATTTGGATTTGAAGAGCCATGATAGAAGCTAGTTGGCTTATGGAGACTGAAGTCACCTTGTACAGAGCCGTGTGGCTCAGCATTTTCATCAAATCTAAATCTACTCACTGATTCCTGAGGCATATCAGTATTTATTATAGGCTTTTCGGGTTCATTTGTCAAGGGCTGAGACTGACTCGAAGGAGTCTCCGATGGCTGAACCTCAGGCTGAGAAGCTCCTGGTACTAGAGGCTTTGCTGAGCCAGTTTGAGTATCGAGATGCTGTTTAAGATCTCTGGCCCTCTGGATAATCTCAGTATCCGGCATAGTCCTAAGATCGGACGCAAAAACCCCGTTCTGCTTGAGAAACTTCTGAGCATCACTGAATTCATCAGCAGTAAAGTTAGAAGCCTCTGGAGGAACATCGTATGGAACTCGTTCTGGTGTAGCTATCCTAGTTCTCTCAGTCTGTCCATTACCTTGAGTCGAGAGATAGTCATGAAGCTCATTGGCCTGATCCACAATATCAGTGTCCTTCATAGTTCTAAGCTGATCGTGTGGAGTACCGTGCTGCTTCAGGAAATCCTGAGGGGCTTTAAGGTCATCAATGCTAAAGGTTGGAGTAACATTCTTTGGAGCTTTAAGAAAACCATCCTTAACAAGATTTTCTTCATCGTGATCTGGAGGAAATACTTCACCTTTAGGCTCAATCGTTCCACCACTAGAGAACTGAGGAACCTCAGCAGCTGCCCCTCCCTTAATAAGATCTGTGGGAAGTGCTTCATTAACCTGAGGTGCTGTCCCAGTGATCCATGGATGCTCAATCTTACCAGGATTCATGATCGTCGGAGTTCCTGGTTCCACAGTGGCTGGAGGATAGACTTTCGTCATTTTCCCACCCTTGCCGCGCTCGATCTGAACTCTAGGTGCGCCAGAAGTAGGTGGTTTAGGTGCTGCCTCTGGGGTTCCTCCAGTAGCAACTGGCCCAGACTCAGGAATCAAAGGCCCACGACCTAGTAATGATGGGTTGGGAACTGGAGCATTAACTGGAGCACCAGACCTCATTCCCATCACGTTACGAGCAAACTTGCCAGTATTCTGAGCGGAAGTTGGAATAACATCTGAATGAGCTGTAGGAGTGAATTCACCTAGATCAATAAGTGGAGCTGGCATCCCTCCAGCAGCTTCTATCCCAGCACCAATGCCATGAGTTATCATGGAGACAGGTTTAGTGATTAAAGGAGTTGCATACAGGGCATCTGCAATGTTTGGTATCTTCCCATGAATTAGACTAGACCCAACCTTAGCTAGAGAAGCTCCATACCCAGCAGCTCGTCCAATCTCCGGAGAATAGGTCTTAATTAGGTTCCCAGCTCTAGCAACTGCAGGATGAGCAAATGGGGCAGCTATTGCGGCTGCGTTACCAGCCAGTTCTGCTTCATCAGGATCAGCTCCAGCTTTAGTGGCTAGTGCTGATGCCCCAGCACTTATAGGTCCTAAAGTAGCTATTGCAGGAACTGCACCCGGAATAAGAGCAGTTCCAGGACCGGGAGATTGAAATGCACCTCCCACAACGTTATTAACATCACGGACGCTCTGACCGGTGTTGTTAGGAGGATGAGAGTAGAGTCCAATCGCTCCCTGAGCCATCCGTGCTGGTCCGATGAGCTCCCCACCCATCTGCTCACCTATACCTCCAGGACCACCGCCGGCCCCAGCCTCAGTTGGCTGAGCTCCGAGTTTATGGAGGATTCTGCCAGGTAGAGTAGCTGTAGTTCCATGACGGACATCATTAGCTACATCACCAAACCAACCGCTGAGGCTATCAGTTCGTGGGCCAATAGTAGTTCCAGGATGGACATGATACTGGTCGGCCAGTGGAGTAGGCTGCAGCTTATCCCAATCAATATTAGGAGTCGAGTCCGGAACACTATCCCAGTCTATGGTCTGTGGAGGCATTATCTACCTGCTCTCATCAACTTTATGTCCATGTTTTTCTGCATCAGCTTTGGCAGCTTCATAGGTAATACCATTCTGCTTGGCGATTGCAGTTACCTGAGTTTTAGTGAAGGTCTTACCAGCTGTCGGTGGAGTATTTGTTGTTGTAGTCTGATCCTGAGTCTTTGGGACTTCTGCAGCTTTTGGCTGATTAACCCCACTCTTCGCTACTCCTACCTTAAGTGTATTAACCAGAGCATCAAAGATATTCAACTGTCTGATGGCTGTCTTTAAATTGGGGGTTCCAGATCCTGGTATCATAGCGTGAATGGCTCCCCTTAGTTGATCTGAGCCCTGGCCCATTCCTTGCACGGAACGTAGAGCCATTGCATTCTCCTCAAGTGAAGCAATAGCTGTAACCCAATCAACCTGATCATCAGCAAGACTTTGACCAACCGAACTATGAAGAAAGCTGTCCATGGCGCTATGTGGGTCTGGAGATCTCAAAGCGAGTGATAGTTTAGCTCGTTGTTCAACTGTAAATGGAGTCTTAAGATCAGTAACAGCTTGTCTTGCCATACTAGATACCCTAGCCAATTCATTGAATGAAGCTTCACGAGACATGGAGGTAGTTCCCTGAGCTGCTCCAATGTACTTGTTAGGACTCTGAATATGCTCCTGTGCATTGATCACAGTAAGCATCCCAGTATCTCTATCAATCACTGGTGTTAAGCCTCTTTGGAGAAGTCCTTGAGTTCTGATTGTGGCAAGCCCGCCTTGTGCCGCTGGAGATGTCTTAGAAGTTAAGTGAGCAAAAACTTCTTGCTTTTCTGGGTCGGTCAGATTCTCGGACTTGCTGATCATATCGAACAGAGTCTTAGGATCAGATATGATCTTTGGATCCGGAGTGGATCCCACAACCTTTGCCAACAGTTCCTGGAAGTGTTGCTCTTGCTGGGCCGAGTTAGGTGGTTTAGCAAAAGCCATATCTTTGTTTACTTGAACTAAGGCCTCACCAGCAGTAAGTCCACCACCTCCCTCATCTAGAGGAGTGGTGTAATACTTCATGGCAAACTGTTGAGGAGTCATCTTGTTGAAAGCTGCATCAGCCTTTGCTTTCCAATACTCAGAGATTGGCTTGCCCGGATTCTGCTGCATCCACACAGACAGCTCGTTGGGCTTGTTCTTTGCTTCATTGGCAGAGGTTTCAGTGGCTTGACGAGCTTGCTCAGTTCTGGCCTGTGTTTCAGTGTTTGCCAAGTCCCCCTTAATCCTACTCTCCTGAGTGTTTATCAGATCATTATGATGACCATAGGTTCCAGGAATCAACCTCTCTATGCTAGGAAAGAGAGATGCACCAGCTATATCACCAACAGCAGCGAGTCCCTTGAGGAATGGATTCTTGACCTGACTTACTCCAGCACCAGTTCTAATGAGTCGATTGAGCTCATCCTGATCCTGAGTAGTTCTGCTCTCCAAGTTTGAAGGAATCCTGCTTGCGGCGGATGGGCTTGGGATAGTTGGGCCACCTATGCTCACTAGAGGCTGACTTGCCTCTTGTCCGGCAACCGGAGGAGTCACCTGAGTGGCAGTAGGTTGAACTGGTTTAGTGGCGTCTGGGGTTACCGATGTGTGCGCTATTGCCGCTTGTGGTGCCACCTTAGGGGCAGTAGGTTGATCTGTAGAGTTAATTAATGGAGCTGGGGCTATAACATTAGAAACTTCCGGGCTGGCCGTTGGACCTTGGAAGTGAGTGTCCAATAGGTTCCGTGCGCCGGCCTGATTAGGGTGAAGCCCTAATTGATTAAGTACACCCTCAGCGAGTTTCCTCTGCTGATCTAGGTCTACTAAATCAGCTGGATTTACTGTTGGATCTTGGGCAACTACTGTCATCTTATCCACCAATCTCAGTTAGGAGTAAGCAGTCTTCAACTTTGCTGCCGAGTCGCCGGCCCCAGCAACTGCGTTTATAAGCCCGGTCATATTCTGGAACCAGCCAGACTTGCCAGCATCAGTAAGGGCATTAGTTGAATTATTCTCAAGCCCTAATGAGCTAAGAACATCACTATTCTGCTGTCCTTCCAATCCTTGTAGCCCGGAGATCCCTGCCTGCCTCTGCATCTCTTTGAGCTTGGCGTTATCTGCAGAGATACCAGTGGAGATATTGCTCATAGTTCTGCCAGCTCCACGGGAGGCTTCGTCTAGGGCCGGGGCAAAGCTTCCAGAGTTCCTGTTAGCTGCTCCCATCGTATTGGCCTGACCTACTGCAGCACCAAGTGAACCACCCACAGATTGCTGAGCTGCCGTGTTCATATCGGCTAAGTCAGCCTTACCGAATCCTTGTGGATTGGCAGCCTCATTGGCATAGGTAGGTGACAAGGTATCATACAGATCATTGGATCGGGCAGTGGCTCCCTTTCCAAAATCGGCTGAGGTTTGGTAAGTCTGCTTCGCTTGGTTTTCTGCAGCTCTAGACATTATTTACTCTCCTTGAGAAACAAGGCCAATCTTTTCTATTGCGACTCCAACCCATTCGAGCAAGCCTTCTTCCAAAGGTCTTAGCCAGCTGAGGAGGAATCCATGCCTCAGCTTGTATAATACCGCGAGACTTAAGATCTCGTCTCACAAACTCGTGAATAAGTTTAAAGGCTTCCATTCTCATTCCAGGAGTTTCCCAGTCTGGATCAAAAAATGAGAATAGTTCCACAGTTGGTAGCGAAGCAACTACTACAATCGGACTGTCCGACTCATCTACCACAGCTGGTATTGGAAAGAACTCACTTAAGTCGGGGAACTTGTAATCAGCTCCCAGTCTTCCATGTAGTTCTTTCAGTTTATCAGTGTCTTCTGGTCTTAACTGTCGGATATTCATTGCCTTCTCGGATTGTTGCCAAAGGCTCCATCAGATCCAGATGGCCCATTACTTGTTCCACTTCCTTCACTTGGCAAGAAAACTGGTCCAGTAGCAGTTCCCCCACCTACTACCGCGATTGGAGAAGCTTGGCTGCCATGGAATACGGGTGCTGACCTTGACGAGGTTGGGTATGAGGAATGAGCTCTCCAATAAAGAACTGCATTGCCAAGGTTTGCCCGATGGTTCCTAGATTGACCAAGATCAATGGTGTGGGGGGCATTAAACTGCGGGTTGTCTGAGTATTCGAGGAAGTAATTGATTCCTCGCTGAACTGGATTCCTGTCAATGATTTGAGCATCGAAGATTCCATGGGCGGCTGTCACCTTTAAAGCGGATGGGGCAATTGGTGGGTCTGTAATCCCATTGGGATTGGCATTAGCCTGAGTTGATACATTCCCAAGCTGATCCATAAGATCATCAAAGGCCTGTCCAACCTCTGGATATTTGTCGAGAATCAGTTGACGGTTCTTGTACGAAAGTGCCATTATACAGCTCCAAATCTGACAGGAGAAACGGGCTCCTGACTGAGTGTGATCACAAGTCTACCGATAGTGAAAGCATTATCGGACTGTCCATTGAACGGGATACTTCTAAGCTTAAATGCACATCTTTCAGTTGATACGTTGAGTCCATCTCCCATATCGTATGTAGAATCAATAGGAAGTGGCTGAGCTGGGGCTGCTGGCCATGGGTTGTTCAAAGAATTGGCATAGGGAACCAGTTGGAATTGACCAACCCCTGTGGCGTCAGTAGCATATCTCTTGTAAAGCTTACGATGCAATCCTACTCCGATGGATTGTTCAGCCTCATGGTTAACGAAGAAATAGGTTGTGTAGTAGGGAACTATTTGTCCATAATCATTATCGGTGAATAGAGTTGGATCAAACCAATAAGCATTTGAAAACCCAAAGCCAGTTCCAGGAATCAATCCATTCCCACCACCCACAATGAACTGCAACCCAAGATTAGGAACATAAACTATACCACCGCAGTTCCCTGCCACGTTCCACTTAGTCCACTTCCTCGACAGATCAGAGCAAATCATCTTACCACTGAAGGAGATATGGATTGGTGATTTAGAGGCTATCTCAGATGCTGAATCCATTTCACGATAATCCAGTACATAGACCATGTTTGGTGCAGTAGCCGATGCAACTGGAACTCCAACGTAGATTCTTCGAGTTACTGAATCATTCTGAACCCATGAGGCTTGCTGGAATGCTTGGTTGATGTTATCGAAATCTGGCTGAATTTCCTGAGAGATCTTGTATACCGCCCCGCCGGTGTAGATATACAAGCCCCTGCCAACTGGTGGAGTTGAGGAGGGTGAGGTTAACCAAACGGAGAAATTCTCTCCAGATGAGCAAGCCCGTGGACTACAGGCCCCACAGTTGTTACTAACTTCTCTTACTCTCCACTGGAATGGTTCTACATTAGCAATGTCGTTGGTCTCATGAAGCTTTGCCTGAGTGAGGAATAGAAGAGCTGATCTATACTCAAAGGTTGTCTGAATAAAGGTGGCATCATCACTACCACCGATAACTCCACTTCTTTGATCGAGTTGCTCAGGGAGATTCACATAGGACATAATGAACTGAGGAACTCTTGGAACAAGAGTTGGATAGATCTCAATTTCATCTATCACCGGATTAGTTCCAACACCTAAGCCAAAACCAAAAATCCTGAACTGAAGGTCAGCTGGTATAGTAGCCGGTAACTGAGCTGAGAAGTCTAGCTGTACGAACTTTCCTTGTATACTTAAGTCGGAGGCTTGAACTACACACTCAGCCAAAACTGTTGTGGAGCCGGGGCTATAGAATTGGAAATGTACACTTCCGGATACTGGACCGATAACGGCTGTTCTAAATAACCTTAAGTTCATTGAATACTTGGTGAGAGGACTGACTATTGGGATACCATAGGCATCCTGATAAGCTGGCTGACTTATCTGTCCCATAGAACCGCCGCCACCAGTTCCAGTGATAAGCCAATCAACTCCAAACTCAGAATGAATGGTATCTAAAATCCCACCGGCATTCTCAACGGTCCACCCGCATGGATTTATAAGGCTACCAGAGAGGTTACCACCTTCAAATCCAAGATTCAGGAAGTTGGGAACTATATTCTTCATCCCCCACCAGGCCGACCGATCGGCATAGGATGAGACTCCTAGACATGGCCCGAGAACCCGCATCTGAAATAGATTGAATCCTGGTATATCTATAGCAATTGAGGCGAAAAGAGTGTTGTCAGAGAAGTCCAGCAGTACTGAAGTAGATGTATTATCTTCTACTTGAGTGGAGGTTGATACAACAATCCCATTCACAAAAGCCGGTACTGGGATGTAGAAGAAATTCCCTCCATCGGCTCCTGTAAATGCTAGGATTCTCCTCACCACATTGGATGGGCCCTGGGGGATGTTATTAACTGTAAGATACTGACCACCATTAGCTACAAAGCTTATAGGTGGTGAAGGAGCAGTTATGAACCCAGTTCTCGTCTGGAATAGAACTACACATTGGTGGGTACCAGGACTAATCTGTGAGTGTGGAGTTACCGTTCCTCCATTAACACTTACAGCATTCGGCCCGTCCTGGCTATATTGGAATGAGGTGTTACTCAGTACTCCAGTGACATAGAAAATACCATTCCATGAGAAGAATACACTGCCACCAGTCCAGGTACCATCTCCATAGCTTATCTGAATCTCAAAAGTGGTCAAAGTAGGAGCCGACACCACAGTAAATAAGCTATCTACTAATCCTACTTGGTTAGGTATCCAGGATAGGTTCACTGTCCCTAAAGTGCTGTTGGCATCGGCATCTACTTGTGCATATGTGAAGGTCGAGGTACTAGGAGTAGAGAGAACTATAAATTGACCATCAAACGTGGCGTCGGTAACTCCGGCGATAGCGACTGTTGCTCCAGCCGTTAGGCCGTGGGCTGAAGTAGTAGCTATTGTAACAATTTGACCAGCACGAACCGCAGTGGCAATGGCTGTTCCCACAAGGGTGTTGGGTATTCCAACTAGGCTGACGGTGTTCTTTGGCAGAAGGCCGTGAGGAGTTGTGGTGGTAACAGTAGCTACTCCTGGATTCTGCTTATTGTCAATTACTATAGAAGTGATTGCTCCACCGACGGCGGTGTCTGGTACCTTTGAGATCTGAACCTGATAACCAACTTGCAGCCTATGGTTGGATGATGTATTGCCCGTTACGGTGTTGTTAGTTCTATTAAGGAAGGCAGAGGCATAAGGAGCCGATGTTCCACCTGCGGCAACAGGACCTGGATCAAGCTGCAGGAATCCTATTGAGAATGTGGTGGCATCAATGACTGTAAGTGTGTTTACAAAGCCATTGTAGCTAGCCTGACTAGTTCCGGCCAGTGCTATAGTCTGACCTGTCGTGTAGCCGTGTGGTGTGGCAGTTACGACAATCAGGGTGGTATCGTAAAGATCGGGACCAATGAAGACTTGATTGGCTGGAGTACAGGAAACTAGAGCAACTGTACCTGGAGCCGTTGTAGTTAATGTTGTAGCTGGTATGATGGTATTAGAGAGAGTTGGGGGAATCCCCGGGCCACACTGGGTGGCTCGGTCGAAGTACTGACCATCATAAGTATATGGGATGTCAGTTCCATTTATCCCGTCATGGAAGGTAATCAGTTCTTTACCGAAAGCTGTGATTGAGCTACAGTAGCTTCCGGGAGTTACAAAGCCAAGAAGAGTAGGAGTGAATGGACCTACTGTTGGATTCTGTACCCAGAATTGCCCATCTGATGTTAAGATTAGGTTAAGAGGAACCTGGGCTGGAGTTACAAATGTTTTTACATAAGTTACAGTAGTTCCCAGTGGAAGTCCTGAAAGCCATCTCCTCATACCAGGACGAGAAGAAACCCCTCCCGGAAGATACACCACATCCTGGTTGTCAGGTGAGATACCTTCCGGGAGATTAGACGGATTCATTTCCGTCACAAGACCACCAAAGAGTGATAGTGGGACTGGAACTTCTACCGTCTGTGGGACATTCTCTGCCATTTAGAGCCTCAGGAAATCAAAGAAACCGATGATGGTGTCGGCCAGTACTCCAGCCGGATAGGCCCCGGCTCCAATGTCAAGCATCGGGTTTCCAGCACCAGCGCATTGCAAGACCTGAAACTTTCCATTCGCAAGAGTAGTTCCGGGGACATAACAGTACTCATATCCACTGACCCCTCCGGCTTTCTGCGATTGGAGGTAATAGAAGATTGGTAGGTAACCGGACTTGATAAGATCACCAAGTACAGTCAGGTCGAGGGTATCGCCCAGAGCTGCGTAATTTCCCAATGCAGTAATCTGAACATAAATCCTCTCGAGGGCTTTCGTTGTGTCAACACCACCAAACGGAGTAGGAGTTGACAGTGCTGCTACTGATGCTGACATAACATCTCCTTTACCACAGTCTTCCACCACCCCTTCGGCTGTATGGAATTCTTCTGTAATTCTTTCGTTGATTTTTACGAGTAGTGGTGTTCACAATCTGCTTGATAGAATCTTCCTTCTCAAGGTTGAAAGCTGGAAGCATTGTTGAACCACGACCCGCAGCAAAGATTTCTACTACCAGATAAGCCAAGGCAACGGCACATCTGATGAGAGGAATTGGAGTTATTCCGGCTGGATATGGGTCTTGCATTATTCTTTTATATCTCAATCTAAGGTCTAGAGATTGACTGGCCCCAGGAAACCAGATGGCATCTCCTCGCCATTCCCAGCTATTAAGTAATCCACCTTTAGGTAATGTTTCCATACCATCTACAGCCGGAACCACAGGCAGGAACTGAGCGTTCTGTCCAGTAACTCTCTGCCAAACTCGTAGTGGGATCTCTAAATCTTGAGGGAGGGCCCAATTAGGAAATACACCGGTGCCATCATTATAACCGTCGTACCCTAAAGACGCTTGAATTGCCGGGTCCAGTAGTGCGGAAGCTCCCTGTGCTGGAATACCTGTAAGAATTATTTCTTCGGGAAATGCTTCTATTGAGTTATTAGAAAGCCTATTGCAAAGCTTCCTGAAGGCCAACTGAAGCATTGTAAAGGTGTAGGGTTGCGTATCAGCTAGAAGATTACCAGCCAAACTCAGCCCACAGTCATTCGCAATGACCCTAGCGAAATTGAGAATAACATCAGTCTCGTCATAGGGAGGAGTTACTGGAGGAGGTATCGGCATGGGTCACTTCCAAAAGTGCAGGATGATGTTGACTAACAGAGAAGCTAGAATTCCAAACAGCCATTTCTTAATCTGAGAAGAATCCTTAGCCCATCTCTCAACGGCTTCTTCAACTTGAAGCATTCGAGATGTCATGGATGGATTTTCCTTCCCATCACCAAGGTACATATCTTTGAAAACTTTATCAGAGTTTTCTAGCTGGGTGGAGAATCGATTATGTTGCTTTTCGATTTCTTGAAACCTTCTTTTGAGGCTTTTCCACTCCTCAGACTCCTGAATTGTTTGCATGTCGTCTTCACCAGAATCCTTATATATTTCCATCTCAATTCTGAATTGAATATTGATAGGTACTTGTATCAGTTGCACCACATAGAACAGTAAATCCAGTTGAGGCAGTTACAGTTTTCATAGCCGGAGGTATTGTAATAGTTCCACCCTGTGCTCTCATTGAGATAATAACATCAGATCCTACAGCCATATTAGCATTGCTGATTGTGATTGTCCCACCGCCAGTACATACAAAGGTACCACGTCTAGCTGAAGCAACCTTGACAGTTACTGGGATAAGATTACCAGCTTGATCAACAGTAGTTAAACCTGCAAGTGTAACCTTTCCTAGGTTGTCAGATGAAAACGAATCAAGATTAACACTGAAGTTTGTAGATGAGGACGTAAGCTTAAAAGGAAATACATGGGAGGTGTCTGCTCCCATGGATGCCACACGAAATGAGGTACCATTATTCGAGTCGATAAGATATGAGTTAGGGATCAGTCCAGCAGTATCATTGGATCCTCTGTCATTAAATGCACCTCCAGTATCAAAGAATGATACAGCAGCTCCAACATGAACAAAACCATCTGGACCGATAACCTCCCCATAATTGTTGATGCTAGAATTCAAACTTACAGTATGAAGTATCATGGTTCCGGCTGTACCATTATTTACTCCAACAGCTGTTAGAACTGGTGCATTACCAACGTAGTCAAGCTCATTGGCACTGATTTTCTGGATGGCATGGTAATCCTGGATCGTCCCAGCTGAAGCAGCAGAGTAGTAAGTTGACATGTCAAACGTCTGAGCTGTAGCACCTGTGTTTGGTACAGTTCGTGTGGTAACAGTTCCATCCTGAGCAGTACAAGTTATACTTCCACCATTATTAAATGTACCTCCCGGGAAGGTAACGAGTCCAGTAGCAGAATCATAACCTGGAACAGAACTAATTTCTCCAGAACCAGCGAACGCAGTGCATGAGCCGTGACCGATTCCTGCAACATTAACGTTGAAGTCAACATGGTTTCCGACAGCGATCAAGTTATTAAATGTTCCAGTCGGTAGGCTGGTTACTGCATAGGGAACTCCAGATGCAGTACAGTAATCAACGTTTACCATATTAAAGGCGTTTGCATTCTTGGAGCCTTTAGTTGGAGTAAAAGGACCACTAGTAGAACCATACAAATGATAGCCCGTTTGTGACTGAGTACATCCAGCTATAGGACCATATTTATTGGAGTTGTTCTGTGCATCCCAGAAATCACCA